GGGCGTTAAGATTGTTCCGTATGCGCTTGACGCCATCATCGCCAATCACAAAATCACCATGCGCCCAGCCGATCATAGGCTCGACCCAATCCGAAATGCCGATGTCCTCTGTTTGCTCAGATAGCAAGCCGACCATACTCTTTGCCCGGCTGTCTTCCCCTTCGTGGTTTTCATGAAATGTGCGCCCCCGTACCACGTAATCATTGCCATCTGTCAAGCCCAGCGCGCTTATGTCAGCCACGCCGCTATAATTCCGATCCCAACCGTCGCCGTCCGCTGCGATTTGCGTGTAAACTACATCTGGATTCACAATCTGCCATTGCGAGCGCGCAACGTGCCAGGTTGCCGTTGTGCTATCGTAACCCCGGGTGCAGGTGGTGAAGGTGTCGCCAGACTTGCCGCCTAGTAATATTTTTTCGGTGCCGGTGACAAGCACATCGCCGTTTGCTAATTTCTGTCCAGTGCCGTAAAAGGTGATCGATATTTCGGATTCGTCCAATTGCTCGGAGACAACATAAGCCCCGCCGTGAAAAACGTCTGTACCGTCAATGTCGATCCACACCTCATAAGTGCTACAAACGAAATCATGCTCAGGGTCGCGGTCGTTGGTCGGTTTGCGCATGCGGATATCATAGAAAAAACGCTCGTGACGATGCGTGATCAGCCCTTCCCAAATCGTTGCTGTGCCGTGATCGCGTTGTTTCACAAGGCCAATCATGGGCACGTGGGGCGCTGTCAGTTGCGCATAAATCAGATCGGCGTTGCTCGATAGCGCTTGCCATTGCGCAGCTGATGGCGTGGTCGCATCTGCAAAGCTGGCAAAAGCCGCATAGCTCGGTGACTTCGTTTCCCGCAGATAGACCACATCGATATCAACATCGCCCCGGTTCTCAGTTGGCGTGCCACTGGACAGCGCCCGAAAGTCAACCGTCACGCGCAAGATGCCATCGGCAATTGCTGAAACGTCTTTCGTGCCCGACATGGTGGATGAGCCAGCGCCGACGGTGAATGTCAGGTGCGGAACCAAATCATCATCGCCATACATGATACGAATTTCACCCGTTCTGCCAGTATCTTTTGTAATCTCGAAATTGTAGGCGAGCGTGTCCGCTTTGTGGTAGATGTAGCCAGTGAAGACCCGATACCAATGCCCGGCTTCGTCAAGATAGTCATTGCCTTTGCGGCGCTCAAATGGCGCTTTTTCTTGCTGGTAGTTGCCAATCAGCCAGCCGGTAGTATCGGTAAGCGCGTTGAGATGGGCGCTGGCGCTTATGCGCTGGCCGTTGGTGAAGGTGGGAGGTGGCGGGTATACGGTCATAGTTTAGTAGTAGCAGCGCTCATTGTTGCCAAGCGTATCAGTGCCAATGATGAAATAATCTGAGTAGGGAAACAGCCCTTCGGCGTCTATCATGTCAATGTCCTGCCGAAAACCGCCCGCCTTGCTGTCTGACCAGGCGATACGGGTGATCATGCCATCGCGCTGAGCGCCGACACCACGATCATCGTCGAAAGTCACCCGGTCGCCTAGCTCAAATTGAGGGACGCCTAAAACGCCGGATAGATGCCAGTCAGGGCGTATCTTGGCGCATGTGTTCTCTGCCAGGAACGTAGCCAGCGCCCGCGCATGGCTGTCGCTCTGGATATACATGTTACCACGCAGCCAGCGGGTTATGGTGTAGTCGATGGGCGACGGGTCAACGGGGACTGTAATCTCCTGGCTGTTGCTGCCAATCAGGATAGTCCCGCGCAATTGGAAGAAAATCAGCATCGCCGAATAGAAGCCGTGATTGTTGGTCAGCGTCACGGTCGCCCGTTGAGCGTAGCGGGTGGCGGTTGGGATCTCAAGCACGCAGTCGGCGTTCATGTTCCCGCCGGCGGCATTGATTATCTGATAGTCGTCCTCTTCCCGCAGGTCAAACAGGGTGACAACCGGACGACTGAATAACACGTCAAAAGACAACGTTTCGCCCGGGCGGATAATCTTCATCTCATCCAGTTTGTAGACATCGGTTAGCGATGCCTGCTGACGTGGCGACCATTCCGCTTGTACGTCGCTGGCGAGGTTGTCGGTAACGGGGTCTGGTAAAACGTTGTTAAAATCGTCCTCATCCAGTGTCCATACGCTTGAATCATGATCGAGCCAGTGCAAGGCATTCTCAAAGCGCAGAACGCCGTGATGATCGAAGTAGACGCGCCCGCCGTCCGCCTGCGTTGCGTTCCATATTTCATCGATGGGCGATTCATCATTGAGCCAGCACCAGGGCACAGTGTAGACCGATACGTCCAGATTACGGTCGCCTGCAGGAACCCCGGCGGCGTCGGCCATGATGCCGATCCACGTATCGATGCGCTGGCTTTCCCGCACAGTCGTATTGCCCCGCTGTTGCATATATTTCTGGCCCATATCCCGCAGATACAATGTGAATTGCTTTTGCGCGTCATCCTCTGCCCAGTTGTAAATCACGCCATGAAATATCTGCACGTATTCAGCGCCCGCCGGGGAAGAGGGCGAGCCGCTGGTGTAGAATCCCTGGCTGATCTTAACCTCAATGCCCCGCAAGCTGCGATCTGTCAGCAGAACCGGCGTGCGTAATGTGCCATCGCCCCGCGTGCCGTAAGCGCTGTAACGCCATTGATAATTACGGAAGATGATCGTCGCCTGACCCACATCGCCAGCCGCGAGCAGGTCAGAATCCCCAGGCGGTGACAATTGAAAAACGCCGTTATGGCTATCGACGTTTAGCGTTTCATCTGTCCAGTTATTGCCGTCCCATTGTATCTCGATCTTGCGGGTGATGTTGCGAAACGTGGCCCCGCTGGCGGTCGTGAAGCCTGCGCTCAGTGCCCCGCCGTCGCTGTTGACTGTCTGCATCACTCCACCTCATCGAATACAAGCTCGATCCGGTAGTACGGCGTATCATCCCAGGCGAACCATTTGCGGTCAACCATGCCGTTCTGAAAGGCAATCACGCTGAAACTATCGCCGTCCTCAAGCGTTAAGGTTGAAATCAAATGAGCACAAGCGTCGTAGGCCGCCTTGATATCGGTTCGCTCCGCCGCTGTGGCCATCGACCATTTCATCGGAACGCGCACCGTCTGCGGGGCGATGCTGTCCACCCGCAATCTTGCGCCAAGCGTGCGCCCGGCTGAACCATGATATTGCAGATCAGCCGAAACGCCATCTTTGTCAGGGTTCGGTAAGGTATACGCCGGATCCACTCCATTATCCCAGGTAGTTGCCATCAGTCTATCGGCCCCCTCCCGCCTTGCTGGCGGCTAAGAATTGCGGCGACTTCCGGGGCGATGATTCGCGCCATGTCCTGCCGTATGTTGCCCACGCCCGCCTCCATCGCGTCGCTGAAAGCGCCTGATATCGTTGTGCCTAAACGGGTGCCGATGCCCATATATTCGTCCTCATTGGAATCGATTGACCCGGCGATGATTGCATAAATTGAGGAACCGGGATTAGCGTCCAGCAGACCGCTATCGAAGCCGCCCATAAATTGATCGGCTGCGCTCAACCCTTCGTCGTAGATGCTGTCGAGGTCGATGTCTGGCGTGATTGCGGTGGCCGTTTCCAGCGCCACCGGTGCGTTTGATTGCACTTCGATATTGCTGGCGTCCGCTTTGCCAATGTCGACCACCGGCATCTCTTCTGGTAGAACAAGATCGAGGTGTGCAACCAGCGTTAATTCTGGCAGCGTATCAGGCAATTCCAGATCAAGAGCCGTGTCCAGCGTCAATTCCGGCAATGTCTCAGGAAACGCCAGCGCCGCCGCTACCGTCTGCTCTGGCAATGTCTCAGGGAATATTATGTCAAGGTTCGTGACCATCGCCAGTTCTGGCAATGTCTCTGGCACTTGCAGGTCAAGCGCAGCGGCTAACGTCACGCCGGGCAACACCTCTGGCATCGTCAAGTCAACATCGGCCCCAATCGCCATGTCGGGCAACTCAGGCATCTCTTCCGGCAACACCAGATCGAGATTAGCGGTCAGCGCCAATTCCGGCAATACGTAGGGCAACGTCAGAATTAGCGGCGTGTCCAGTGTTAGCTCAGGCAATAATTCTGGCAGCGTCAAATCCAGGGCGGTATCCAGCGTCACGCTTGGCAATGTGTCGGGCAATATCTCAGGTAGTATCACATCCAAATTCGTGACCAGCGCCAGTTCCGGTAGCACCTCCGGCACTTGCAAATCAAGGACAGCCGCAAGCGTCACGTCTGGCAATATTTCTGGCAGCGTTGGATCGAGGTCAGCAGCCAGCGTCACGTCTGGCATTTCCGGCAGTTCTTCCGGCAGTACCAATTCAAGATTGGCGATCAATGCCAGTTTAGGCAACGTGTCAGGCAACGCAAGCTCAAGAGGTGCATCCAGCGTCAATTCCGGCAACGTTTCCGGCAGTACCAAATCAAGATTGGAGATTATGGTCAAGTCGGGCAGCGTGTCTGGCAACACCTCAGGCATCACCACGTCAAGATTCGTGACCAGTGCTAATTCCGGTAACGATTCCGGCACCTGCAAGTCAAGCGCGGCGCTCAGTAGCAGGGATGGCAAAACCGCTGGCAACGTCAATTCAACATCTGCACCTAGCGCCAGGTCGGGCACTTCCGGCAATTCGTCCGGTAGAATCAAATCCAGATTGGCGACCAATGCCAGTTCCGGTAACGTGTCGGGCAACGTAAGATCAATACCTGCGACCAGTGCCAGTTCCGGCAATGATTCCGGCAACGCCAGATCGAGGTCGGTGGCCAGCGTCACGCCGGGCAATATTTCCGGCAACACAAGATCAAGATTCGTGATCAGGGTCAGGTCGGGCAATGTCGGCAATTCATCCGGTAGGAATAAGTCCAGATTGGCCGCCAGCGTCACGCTTGGCAATATCGCTGGCAGTACCAGATTCAGGTCTGTGTCAAGCGTCAGGTCTGGTAGCTCCGGCAACTCATCCGGCATAACCAGGGTGAGATTGGCAATCAGAGCCAGTTCGGGCAAGGCGTCTGGTAACGTAAGATCGAGCGCTGTGACCAGTGACAATTCCGGTAGCGCATCCGGTAACGTCAGATCGAGATTTGCAATCAGCGCCAGTTCCGGCAACGTCTTTGGCAATACCAGATCCGCCGTTACCGTCTGAGTGGGCAGGTCGTCAAGTTCGCCCAGTACAGGCTCAACAGCGAGCATGATAGTTTCCATATCCGTATCGACGGCGGCTAATTTCTTGGTCAGGTTTTCTTCGTCTGGCGTATACGCCAATTCAACCGGTAGGACTACTGCCGTGTTTCCTTCCAGTGCTTGAGCCTGTATATTGGCATATGTGCCAGACTCCACAGCGAACAGGGTATCCATCGTCATGGTCGGCAATTCTAAACCTAACTGCGCGGCGATGTCCTTGCGTATCTCATCTGTCGATTTATCCAGCGCGCCAGATGCTACCAGCTTATCGACGGCAATGTCGATGGTCAATTCCTTTGCCGCTTGCCGTTCCTGAATCTTTTGGTACTCGCCAATGAAGGCATCCCAGTTGATTTTATCCGGGCGAACCAGGTCAACAATATCTGCACTCAATTGCGCCGCTTTTGCCTTTAGTTCATCCTCTGGCCACGATTTGACCACATCCTCCGGTACGTCAAAAAGAGCGTACCAATCAGGGTGCAAGTCAAGTTCCGCAAAGCCACGGGCCGCAACGGCGTTCAGTTGTCGGGCCGATTCAAGAACCTTGTCCTCGTACAGCCCGGCGTCTGCCAGGGCCATGTCCTCAGCTGTAACATTGACGCTACCAGCTAACGCTTGCTCGATAGCGCTCTGGATACTGGACGCAGACGCCGCCATTTTAACACCGTGGCTTTTCTGCCCTGCCAGCAGCTTGTCATGCGCCGACCTTGTACCCGATATAATATCATCCCAGCCATCTAGATAACGCCCGGCAATGAGTTGCATTTCAAAGTCTGTTATGTCACCCATGCCCGTGTAAAGCGTTTTTAGCTCCGCCAGAACCTTTGCCCGCGTGGCGGTCAATTCATCCGATGACACAATATCGGACAAGCCCACCAGCCCGCCCTCCACTCTGGCAAGTGACTGCTCAAATCCTTGTGTTTTAGCCTCAATGCTGATTGGCTTGTTTGCCGCCCGGATCACATCTTCCAGGCTACCGCTCAGATCGTTGGTCGTCGCTGACGCCGCCAGCATTGCCCGATGCTCTTCGCGCAATTCATCAGTAGTAAATCTTATGGCGGAAGTTGTCCGATCCTGCGCCGCTGCCAAAGCATTTAGGTGATTGACATAACCCTCAATACTGCTCGGGTTAAACTTAATCGCCACGTCAACCTGATTGTCGATTTCCTTGTTGAGCTTGTGCCAGACTTCGGCGGCGTATAGCGCTTGCTGTCCGCCCTCCTCGATAGCGTCCGCAAATTCCTGCGCTTTTTGTGGGCTGATTTTCGCTATCTGCGCTACGAGCGCGGCGACATTATCCATATCCAGCCCCTCGATCTGTGCGAGGCTGATTCCCAAGTCGTTTAGAACTAAATCAACCGCCTTCGCCTCCTCCTCTGCTGTCAAAAACGAACTGGCAATTGCTCTACCGAGCGTCGTTAATCCCAGCATGGTATCACCGACAAGTAATTGTTCTATCGCCAAACCCGTCGCGTGTATTCCCTTGTTCATCACCTCAAATTCTTCTGTCGCCCCGTAGGCTCCTTCGGCGAGCGAACGAATATTCATCGCCGCAGTGCCAAGTGCGTCAGCCGCGCCCTTCTCGACTGCATACTCACCCATTGCCGCTTTTGCCTCATCCCAGGCGATGCCAATGCTTGCAACTTGTTCTGAATGCGTTGCGGCGCTGTCACCAGCCCCCGCCAGATTCTTGTCAATCTGTGCGAGCACGGCGTTGAGCGTCGCCATCATGCGCTCAGTTGTAGATAGTTCCTCCGTCGTTTTGCCAAGCGATTTAGCGTATCGCTCGACTGAATCGCCAGCTTTGATAAATATGTTTGCGTTGTCAATGAGCAACGGGCTACCGCGCACAATACCACGAATCAGGGTGTCGTAGATGTGCCCGACATCTTCCCCGGTTGCTTTTGCTGCGAGGCGAGCGCCCTCATAAAGTCGCGGTAGATTATCGGCCAAGTCTTTGCCGCTGGCCATCATGGCAAGGTTGGCCGTCTTCATTAAATCGGCTTCCATTACTGCGCCATGACTAACATCTTTCATGTCTGATATTAGCTGCTGGGCATTGACGCCAGAATTGCGGGCCAAATCCTCGAAACTCTCTCTGGCGTCAGCGGTAGCCGCGCCAAATTCCAACATCCCCCAGGCAGCGCGCCCTAGTTGCATCGCCCCGAATGACAAGCCAGCCAACGCCGCCACTTTTGTCAATTTCTGCATGATGCCCGTGGTCACCGTTGCTTTGCCTGTAACGCCGTCCAGCCCCCGCTGTAACCTAGTCAATTCACCATTCAGATTTTCGTATTCTGAGATTTCCCCGATTGACAACTTGACGCCGGAACGCGCTTTCGCTTGCAAGCGTCCAATCTGTGCCGTCAGTTCATCGACGCGCGATTGTGCCGGTATCTCTGAAAATTCACGTCCCAGCTTGTCCGCCGTAACCGCCGCCGCCTTTGCTCGTGCTTGCAATTCATCGATATCGCTCAGCAGCGGGTCTAGCCCCGTCGCTTTGCCTAAATCGTCAAGCTCGTCGCCAAGCTCTTCCGTTTCCTTTTTGGATTGCTCAAGACCAGTTTGTAGATCGTCCAACGTGGCGCTGAACATGTCCTCTAATATAATTTGTCCTTGAACAGTTAGTGCCATAATCGTTATCTTGTAAAATAGGGAACCGGGTCAGAACCCGATCCCCTATGTGGTGCCGTGGATGCTTTCGCTGTGCGCTTCGTCGATTTGCAGCAATGCCGCCCGTGATAGCTTCGGAGCCATTGGCGCCGATTTCTTGCCGGTCTTTGGATCAACCGTGGCTGGCAAGCTCTCTGACTGCAAAGCCTCATGAAGCAAGGTTGATTGCAGAGCGTTTAGCTCGCCTGGTGGCGTTGAAAACGGCCAGGTGTTGAATTGCTGCGCTAGTCGGTATTTTCTGCGGGTGTGGGGTCCGATGCGAAAGGGACGTTATCGAGCGCCTCAAGCACTCGCCAGATGCCCGGCCTTGCCCGGTCTTTGACCCGGATCGATAGCTGGTGCCAGCGCTTCACGGTGTCTTCGAGTCTGGCTATGAAAAGGCTGTTTCCCTTGTCATTGCAAAACATAACGAACGCCAGTTCGCGGTCACGCGCCAGCAGCGCCACCTCGTCAGCCTGTTCGTCCAGTTGCGTGCGGTCTTCGAGATTGCGCTGCAATGATGCCACCTGATAGCTGGCCCGCAGCTTGGCGACCGAACCATCTTCGGCGTCGGCAAAGCGTTCCTCTGCCGTTGTCAAAGCCCGTTCCAATGCTTTTATGTCAGCATCGGAAGGCGGGATATCAATCAGGTCGTCAGCGTAGCGGTCAACGAATTTGGCGCGGGCGAGGCGTAGCGTAGTGTTAGCATCGTCCAGTTCAGCCGTGTTTGGAGGACGTAAGTAAAAATCCTTGTCGGCATAGCTGAAGTGGACGATGAAACCATCCTCGATTGCCTGCATGGTGATCGGTTCATCGATCTTGATTATTTGCATATCTCAAGACCTATGTCGCTTCTGGTATGATGTAGTAGCTGGCAGCCGCGCCGCTGATATCAGCGATACGCACGTCACCTTCGGCCTCCAATGGCGGGCCAAGGTTGAACGGCTTGAACTCGTTGATATACTCGTTCGAGAGGATGTCAGCGGCTGCCGTGATACCGTTGAAATTGACGATCTTCAGATCGTGGGCTTCGGTGGGATCAAGCTGAATCTCTTCAGTTCCAGCCCAGCCAGCGCCTATCACAGTGGTGCCAATCAGCATAGCCAGTTCGCTGATATCGTCCTGAACGTAGACCTGCACGGTTACATCTGTGGTGACTGTACCGGCGACTTTCAGCTTGCTCTTGTCGCCAATGCGGCTGTACTCCTGTTCATCCGCCGACTGCGACGGGCTGACTGTGCGCCCCTGGTTTAGAAGCGTCCAGACGCCAGAGCCAGGAAAAGAATGATAGACGAGTGACAGATATTGCTGCCGAACGTCTAATGAATGGTCAAAACTGTCACGTGCCATGTGTAGAACTCCTTCACCATGAAATGATGATTGGACAGAAAAAAGCGTGTTCTTCCTGTTGTAATCCGTGTTCGTTGGGTAGTCGTGTGCCGACTGAAATCTGCAAAGCCACTCTGATAGAATTGACGCTTGCGGCTGCTGTTCGTTCGCTCCATGATTCCAGATTGTCGATAGCGTCAGTCAATTCCCGTTCATGGCGACAAAAGACGTAAAATTCAAACGTTGCCTGACGCTGCCCTGGTCCCGCGCCCACGCGCTTGATCAACGTGCGGTTACTCTCAGCAAGGAACAGCGAGCCAGTGGGCAGGCTGGCCGTTGCCGGGTCTGTGTTCGTTACGCCTTGCCGCCGCCAGATCGGGAATGCTTTTATCACATCCAACGTCAATGCCGTTTCCAATTCATCTGCCAGCCATTCCAGTAATTTGCTTAACATAATCAACTCCTTCGTGAAACGCGCACAAGCGCCCATGTGCCATCGGTGCCGATAGGGGAATGAGCGGTATCAATAACGTCATACCAATCGCCGTCTATCTGGATCGCGTGGGCGTCCTGAATCGTTTCCAGGTCAGTGCTCAGCACGCCGAATTCGGTAGTACCGGCGGGGATGGCTCCCACTGCGATCATTAGCTTGAGGTCGCCCGAATAAGCGTTCGGGACAATGTAAACGGAATCAGTCACCCAATACGCTTCTGGATTGTTGAGCGGTACGGTGTCAACATCGACGATGCGATCATAGGTTGAATCGTAAGCGAAGCCGGCAGGCAGGTTCCATTCTGAGATCGGACGCACGACCGTCGCCACCGGCTTACCGTAGCGCCGCCATGCGCGATTGAATATCTTTTTTACCTTTGTCGATAGACTAGCCAATGGATTGCCTCCTGAATAATGATAGCCCCGCCGCTAATTGCCAGGATGGAACGTACGGGGCGAAGCGGTTGCAACGTCATTAGCGCCGCAATCCATACGGACAGACACCAGACGCAAGCGAACAGCTCCGCTACTGGCGATTGCGCCACCATTGCCACCTCGACAGCGCCATTTTCCCTGACGGCTGTCTGACGCAAGCCAACGGCGTGACGGAAGCGGGCGAAGATGGCAAACGGGCCATCCTCTTCAGCCAGCATAAAGGACAGCCGCCATGTGGCCAGCGCCGTGACGATGAAATCAAACATAGCCTAGCGCCTCCATGCGTTCGTGAACGTCTGGATCGGTTGCGAGCAAGGCGTCCTCAATAACCGCTTTCAATTCGTAGTTTTTGAGATCCACCCGTACCGGTTCAACGCCAGCGCCGAACATGGCATAGAATCCACCAGGTGCGTGTCGATTTTCAGCCTGTGACCAACCATGATCACTACAAAGCACTGTCGTCTGAGCGGGGAAACGTGCAATCACTCGAAGCGCCCAATCCGCAACACGCTTCGCCGCATAATTCAGCGGTTCGGTTTGCTCGTGTTCGTCAAGGTCGTGGCATAAATGCCCGCCCCGATCATACATGCAATTGGCAACGAATAGATTGTCGACCGCCGGCAACCGTCGCAGGGTTGATAGCCTTATTTCCTCGATCATGTGCATGATTGTGAACGCTTGCTGCAATTCGTTTTCATCCGGCCAGAACCATGATTCACCTCGGTCTGCGCGTTGCAGGTTGACGGCCTTTGCGTAATCTGAGACATAATCCAAGCCATTCAACAGGTTTGCCGGCGTGCTTACGGGCTGGAACGGATAGCCCGAAATCATCCAATCGCCAGACCTGGCGCGTGGTGGATAGGTCGTGGGGATGTTCATGCAACCGGTAGTCCCTGGCAATTGCTCAAACAGATATTGACCGGGCAAATCCCTGAACACCTTCGAGCCGTCCTTGGGCGTTCCGACCAAACTGGTGATGCCATGCTCCGCTGCTGGCTGACCGGTAAAGATGCTTGTCCAACTCGGACCGGTGTTGCAAAGGTCGCCCGGCTCGGCGCTCAATTCACCCCAGCGCAAGGCGTCCGGTAGGTTGGCGAGCAGATAGCGTTCTGCTCGTGTCAGGCCCAAGCCATCCAATCCGATGAATAATAGCCTCATTTTAGAAGCTCCGTCCACGATGATCCCAAGCGATTCAGCACTTCGACGCCCTCTTTATCCTTCATCGCAAATTGCTTTTGTTTTTCCTGACGACGATAAACCTGTTCATCATTCGGGCTGCGCTGTAAGCGATGCAGGTGCAAGCCGTGAGAAGATAGCCCCGGCGGCGTCTCGAAGTAATGATAGGTTGTCGGATGCTTGAAACAAGCGGGCCACTCAAACGGATAGGTGCCAACTTGCCGCTCATTCAGCGGGTAGAATGCCAGACGATTGTAGAAATCATCCAGGCGCAACCAATTGCGATTATCGTCAAGATCAACGCTCACCATCGTCGTAAAGCCCGCCCGTTTCCCTGGTGGCAATTCCAGCGCCGCCAGTTGTGCCAATGCCAGCGGGTGGATCAATTCGTCGCCGTCCACCTGCATGGCGTATTCATAGCCCCGCTCAAGGGCAATATCGCAAAGCCACTTGCGCACCTGTGTAAGCGCGGTCATATTCTGCGGGCCGTACTCGACAACCTCGACATTGGGCGCAACCAAGCGAGCAATACGCACCGTGCCATCTGTGGACCCGGTATCGCCGACCAGAACCAAATCAAAGGCTCTGGCCAGCGGTTGCAGAACTTGCCGGATATAATACTGCTCATTCCGTACCATCACAATCGGGCAGACGTTCATCGTTTACTCCTGTGCCTGCAAGCCGGGGCGGTTGATCGTGAACGTGCCGGTTGCCAGCGTGTAGCCTTCATCCGTGGCGGGCGTCGTGTCGAATCCCTTGAGGAACCAAGTCTTGTTCCCGAACGTCTCGATGTCCGTTTCGTCGATGGCAATCAGTACCGAGAATGCCGTAGCGATGTTCGTCAGCGTGCCGTTGGCTGCATTGATTGGAGCAGCGCCGCCGATGCGCACCAGGCCATCGTCGTCGCGCACAATCAGGATAGCGTCATCATCTTCGCCGGTATTGCCTCGAACCACGAACGCCAGCGCCTCGTAATCAGTCAGAGCAAGGTCGGAATCGGTCAGAGTAAATGACCAAGTATCGTTTGCATAGACCGTAATCTTTGAACCGCTCACAGCAGAGATGATTGTGATGCCGCCCGTGCTACCGGTCAACGTGCGGGTCACGTATGCCCACACCGCCGCCGCCGATACCGTAACGTCACCCGTCGGGCCTTCTTCCAGTGCGTTCTCTGTGTAACGGCTAACGCCGCCGTCATCCTCGACCAATTCGTTTAGCAGCGCCGTTGCTACGCCCGGCTTGCTGGCCGGGTCGTAATCGACTGCGAGAAGATGATCCAGATGGATGTCTACCAGTGCGATGTCAACCGCAGCATTTACATCCACAAGCGAGACGTCATTGAGCGCTGCGATTTCGTCGCTTATCGTTTCCAGCGAATCACCGTCAGCGCCGGTGCGAGCCACCTCCGTGCTACCCGTGTCAGACGCCCTGAGCGGGAAAGCTGTGCTTTCGTCGTATTTGTCTCGTGTGATTGCGTCATTGGCCAGCAGCACGCCGTCTGTGCCCGTGTCCAGCAGGATAGCGTCAACGTTGCCGTCAACCGTAGCCAGCGCCGCCGATGTGGCCAGTGGTGCGACTGCATTGTCTAGCTCCGCTTTCGTTGGCCCGTCGTAATCAGCCAGAGCCGTGTCAACCTCTGCGTTGACTTGCGCCGCCGTGAGATCGTTCAATGCTGCGAAGCCGCTATCCATTTCTAATTTCGTCGGCGGGTCGTAGTCGGTTAAAGCGGTGTCGGCTTCGATGTTGATATTTTCCTGATTGACGGTGTAATCGTTCGTTGTGCCGTGCCCGGCATCTGCAAGCGAAGCCGAAACGCCGTACAGGTTGACGGTAGCATTGTCAGCAGCGCCAGACGCCGTGATGGTGATTGGCCCGGTAGTTCCTACGAACTGAATCACGTTACCGCTGTCCGTATCCGATAGATTCAGCGTCACGGATCGGGTGATGCCTCGAATCTCAACATTGGCATCTGCTGGCGTGATTGTAGTTCCGCCACCTGTCACCACCTCATGCGATAACGTGCATTGCGTGTCTAGGGTGTACTGTGCTCCACCGCTCCAGCGCCTCGTATTGATTCCCGTGGTCGATCCCATTCCAGAAAAAACAAACACAGGCGAGCCAGAACCGGGAACCATCGACACGCAATCGATAATAAAATACTGCCCGGCGCTTCCGGCTGTGAATTGCCCGGCGCCAGCGCCAATGCCACACCAGCGCAGGATACTTGGCGGCATTGTGACCACGCCGATCCCGCACTTCTCAAAGCGAGGCATCGTTACCGTCGCTGTGCCGATGCCAGCAACCGAAGCGCCCTCAACAAACACGCCTTCGATGGATTGCCCGCCCAGCGCCAGCGTCCAGCCCATGCCCAGGAGCGTGTAATTGTCTGAGTTTGCCGCCAGTGTAATTGTCACGCCGCTGGCGATGTGGAAACGCTTGATTCCCAACGACGCCGAGATGACAAGAGCATTAGCCCACGGGCAGGGATTGTCAGCCGTGCCATTGACATAATTCTCACTGCCAGCCGTACCGGCAGAGTCTACCCAAATAGCGCCGTCAGCATAGCCAACCGATTCAGCGACCACGGCATAAGAGCAGGTGATACGGTCTGTAGCGAATTTTGTCCCGTCCGTAGATTGGAAGCGGAAGCGCACAAGCCCGATATTGGCACCAGTGCCGACATGCGCATTTGTAAGGTCAAATATCTCTGCACTTATCGTCGTGCCGTTTGACGCCACAATCGTTCCGATCTGCTCATACGCTGTCCCGACCCAATTGTAGGCATAAATGGCGTAGGAATCGCCTTGTGATTGTGCGTAGCCGTGCCAGGTGATGGAAACCGGAACACCGTTACCGCCCACATCGAAAATATAATAGGCGTCCGTTGTTCCGCCGTTATCTTCGAGGTCGTGAGTTGTGCCGTCGAGGGCGTGCGTGCTGTCCTCGTCATTGGCCTCATTTAGTCCGGTTGTGAGAACAAAGCCGTCCGGGGCGCTCTTGGCCGTAGTGTTGATAGCAGCGGAGCCAGAAGTCAGATTGCCAACCGCCGCCTGTGTAGCGGGGAAGGTGTCACCAGTCAAGCCGGTTGTGTCATATTGCAACTCAAGATTATCGGCCGCGACGGTGTCCCCGCTGATTGCGACAACATCCACTTCGGTGAAACGATTCTCGATACTGAAATGAGCCAGTACGGCATTGACGGTTTGTGTGTCGATGGTGGCAGCCGACAAAACGACCGTATAGTCGTGACCGGTGGCGTAAAACGCATCTGCACTGGTGTCGATCTTGCACATGTGGACGCCAGTCACAGCATCGAAATCCTCAGTATCCGTAACGCCTGCCACTGATTGCCCGGTGCCGTCGTCTTTGTAGATTGAGATCGTGCCATCGGTGGAGCGCGTAATACTTGCCCCGTCGCCGTCATTGGTTGACCAGGCAAAGTATAAAACTGAATCCTCTAAGAAATCGCCTAGATATGTCATCTCGTTAATAAACCTCCGATTTTAGTATTGATCGGTATTCGTGATACAACCTGCCCGACGCTTCCTGATTCCATTTCGGTGTAGTAAACGATCATTCTGATATGGTTGATCCAGGCTTTTTTGTTGTTTTCGCCAATGGCCGAAACAGCGACCCCAAAGCCGGTTTTGTTTATGTCAAGATGATTCCATGACTCGCCCCACTTGTTTGTCGGATTGCCGCGCTCTGTTCTACTTTCAGTCGTGGGCCATGCCGTGGCGCTTGACATATCGGTGGTGCCGATAACATCATCTTTGACGATATACACGCCGTCATCATACATATTGTCAGCGCTTTCAGCCTCAATTTTCATGCTCATTTTAATGCCGTTGATTGTTGCTGTAGCGGGAAGCGCAAAACCGAAATTTGTCACTTTCAGATAGTGCGAGGTCGTAGCGCCAGCGCCCGCCGTGAATTCGGCGTCATTGGCATCGTCGGCAAGCACGTTGTCGGGGTCTGTCCAGTCAATTGTACCGGTATCATTATCATTGGCGGCTGTGCCGGGATCGTTTGCCACTGCGGTCCCTGGTGGATAGCTTGCCAGTTCTCCGTCTGCGCTCCAATAATCAAAGCTACCCGCGTTCACATGCGGCGGGTATAGGGCTAATTCGCCGTCAGCGCTCCAATAATCAAAGCTGGATGAATCAGCCATTATGTCAATCGGCCTCTCGTTCCAGAACGATATAACGAACGAACATGCCGCCGCTGATTGGCTGGTCAATCTGCACGGGGATATGCTTGCCGTCCATCCAGGCGTCAACGTCTGCGGTTGCCAGGCAGCGCCCGTTTATCAATTGCGTATCCTCTGGACCGTGCAAGATCGAGAAAACATACGCCCGCGCCGGCCATAGCTCGACCAGCTCATCCAGCATAGGCAACGGATAATGATAGTGGCGGCTGGTGTCGATGCTCAGCACCACGTCAACGGGTCTTTTGTAATCAGCGCCCTCGAATAGATCACGGTTGAAAAAGCGAACGCCCTTGACGCCTTTGTTTGCCGTCCTGGCAGCCGTTAAAAGGTGATCTGAGGTGTCATAGCCTTTGTAGGTGCGGAACGCTGGCAGGGCCGCCACATAGCGCCCAGGGCCACATCCGAGGTCGACGATGGTGGCATGTTGGTCGAGATTGGCAACCAATCCGGCGACCATCTTTTCGGCCTCCGTTTTGTTGTCCGATGTCTGGAAATGCTCAACCAGATCGGCGCTGCCTTGTTCGTTGTCCCATTGCTGTTGTGCCAATTCATAAACGGTGAAGTCACTCATTGCATTGCCTCTTCATAGACTGCGATTAGTTGGTCAATTACGACTGGCCATGTGTACGATTTTGCCACAGTTGCCGCCGCCTTTCTTCCGTAGCCTTTGCGTCGCCGCCAGACCAGATCGAAGGCGTCGATCAAGCTGTCAATGTCGCCCGGCTCAACCAGTTCGCCAGCGCCATAACGCCCGACGGGAACCGTATCAGCAACGCCACCCCACTTGTAACCCAGAACTGGCTTGCCAAGATACATAGCTTCGAGGTGTCCTTGCCCGCTTGATTCGATGGTTGTGGCCAGATAGATGTCGGAGGCATGTAGCAGGTTGCGCATGGCGGGGAATGCCAGCGTACCGATGCAAAAGACGTTCTCTGTAAGCATTTGCCCCGATTGTGCGATCACCTGGTCACGCTCTGCTGTCATCACCACGGCGATGTCTGGTTTAGCCTCTGCCAACTTCACCGCCGCCGTGGGGTCGCGCAATACGTCAACGGCGTTCTTGCCCCAGATGACCAGCGGCATGTCGGCGGGGATACCCAAGTGGGTGCGTATATCGTAATTTGGCTCATCCTCCCACTCCTCCGGGTCGATAGCCTGGGGAACAACCGTCACGTCAACGCCTGCCAGTTCGCGGCATAGCCCGGCGGTGTATTCTGATAGCGCTACCACTTGCCCGACTTGCTGCATGACCGCTGCCATCTTGGCGTTATGCTCATCCCAAAATGCAGGATGATCCGGGTAGATGTGCGTGGGCCATACGGCGTGAATTGTGAGCACGTCCATACCGGGCAGGCTGGTGACACCGTGCCCGTGGACGATATCGGCATCACCGATCTCGTAGGTAACATCCCAATCATTGAATGCCAGATATTTGCTTTTCATCACCTGGTGATGAGCGGGACCGCCCCCGCGCATCCTCCATGTTTCGTATGATTGTTCATATGTCGGATAGCTGTAAACAGTTGGCATGATCGATTCTCCTATGCGGGTACAATCTCAAAATCGGGCTTTGTCTGGAAATAGGCGGCGTCAATTGCGGGCATAGCCACCAGCGGGCGGAAGCGATAAAACTCATAGGTTGCGCCGCTTGGCGTCGACCAGTGACGGGGTGCGCTTGAGCGACCGGTGTAACGGACGATCTGTTGCCCGTCCTCAGATTCAGGCATTGCAGCCGCAGCCGCTTGTAATTGGTCGATGGTTGGATCTGTTTTATTGCTTGAACTTCCACAGCAACCCATAGTCCTCTCTCCTCGGTACACGGCAGCATGTCGCCGCCTAAGTGTTTCCTGTAATCTTGGTTTGACGGCATACGCTGTTTTGCGCATTTGCGTCTCAGAATGTTGTCGATAATAAAATAGCGGTTCTGCTACGTGCAGACCGCAAATGCCAATCTCGCCAAGTGCAATAGCGAAATCCCAATCCTCCCATCCCCCGATCTTGCTCATCTCCTCCGAGTAACCGCCGACCAGCGTCCAGGCTGATTTGGCAAGCATGATCGTGCATGACCAAGAGATGTGTTTCAACATCTCAGTGAAGTCGTAATCGTTCGCCTCAAGCAATATTTCTTTGTTGTCATCTGGATACCAGAGATAGCTGTCCGTGTAGGCGAAGCTGCCCTCATCCATGCGCAGCGTTCGCATGGTAGTCTCGACAAACGATTTATCCAGCATGTCGTCGGCGTCCAGCGGTACGATCCATTTTCCTTTTGCCGCTTCGATGCCAGCATTGCGAGCCGCCGCCAAGCCCTGATTCTCTTCCAGACGCACCAGACGCACGTCGCTCAATTCATAAAACGATACAATATTGGCTATCTCTTCCGCCTCTTCTGGCTTGTTACCATCATCAACGACAACGACTTCCAGATCGGCGAACGTCTGCTGTAACGCCGACTGGATCGCCGTGTCAAGGAATTGACTGTGTTCGTAGCAGGGAATGACCACGCTTACCATTGGCGGGTAGATGTCCCGGTGCAAGCTATTGACCAGCGCCCGCAAGTAAAGCGAATGATCTTTCGCTTCGTAGTCCCGCCCTTCCTGAAACAGCTTGCGATAGAAGAACAGACCGCCCGGTACCCGCTGCCCGTACCATCCCAGCTTGCCCAAGCGCAACCAGAATTCGTAATCTTCCCAACTCGGATTGATATTGCGGTAGCCGCCCGCCCGTTCCCAGGCTTTGCGCCTGAATAGATTGCAGCAGGGGATAAAATTGCGTTGCTTCATCAGCCCGAAATCGTACTCAGACGCTTTAATGTGTCCTTGCCAATTGCCCTTTCCGGGCGTGTGACCAAACGTCACCATGTCGCTGTAGGCGATGCCCAGCCCCGGATCGGCGTCCAGCGCAGCCGATAGCCTCTGCAAAAAATGAGGATGAATGCGGTCGTCAGCGTCCAGACAACAGATATAGCGTCCACGCGCTCGCCTGATTCCGTTATTGCGCGCCTCAGATACGCCGCTATTTTGCTGTTTGACCACTGTCACGGCAATGGCGGCGGTTGATTGGTCTTTGATCGCCTTTCTGATTGCTGCCAGGCTGTTGTCCTTGCTACCATCGTCAACGATAATCAACTCATAGTTCGGGGCGTGTTGTTGGAGAAGCGCAGACTGGATAGCCTCCCCGACAAACGGCGCTTTATTGTAGACCGGAATCACAATTGAACAAATCACGCCTTCTTTTTCTTCGTGCTGTTTGGCGCTGTAGGCCATATCATAAATCCTGGCTGTGCGTTCTGTGATGTCCTGTAATTGATAGCGATCTTCGACCAGTGCCCGCCCCGCTTTGCCGTAGGTGTCGGCATTATCCAACACGTCGTCAAGCACCGTTTCGAGTGCGTCCATGTCGCCAGGCTCAACCAGCCGCCCGTGAACGCCGTCTGTGATTGTCTCAACAGTCCCGCCCCAAGCGTAACCCAGAACCGGTTTGCCGCAAGCCATCGCCTCAAGCACTTGCACGCTGTGATTTTCCTTCGTTGTGCCCAGATAAATATCACACTCTGCGATCAAGTGTTGCATCTGCTCGTATTGTTGCCGCCCGACCAGATAGACATTATCGGGCGCTTGCGGTAGTTGCGAGACGCTGGCCGTCATAACGACCGCCACCTCAGGGCGCCGTAACGCCAATTCGAGCGCAGGCGTGGGGTCGCATACGTCGGACAGAACAACCTTTCCCCAAAGGATGATCGGCGTTTCATCGGTGATGCCCAGCGCAGAGCGCCAGCGCCCGTCCGCCTGCAGGCCGTCCCAATCGCCCAGGTCAATGCCGTTGGGGATGATGTGCGGGGATGCGCCGGTCAAGTCGCGCCAGTTATCCGCCGTCCAATCAGCGACGGCGATTACTTCTCTGGCATATTTGATTGAATCAAAGATCGTGCGGTTCTGTAGGCTCTGCCAATCTGCCATCCTTTCCTGGATCGGATGTATGCCGTGATTCGTGTAAACGTCAACGTCTACCGCTGGCTCCGCTGCGTGCGTATGCACAATATCCGCTTCCGCAACGTCCTCGACAACCGCCCAGCCGTAGTCCGGTAGATACTGCACCAGCCCCGCGATATGTCGCGCCACCCCGCCCAATGCTCCTTCGTGGAATGTCGGTAAGATGCAAACGCTGCGATTTGCTGGAATTTTAGCCATATTCAGAATGTCGATTTGACCTGATAACGCTCGATCCCGGATTGGGTCAGCGCCTGTGATACAGTCATCGCCGGTTGTCCTTGACGACTGTAGCTGTAGGACAGGAATTTTTCGCTGGTGTAGCCGCCAACGTCGCGGGAAATGCCGTAAGCCTGCAACACCGCCGCCTGTAAGCTGGCAGGGATGTTGAGCCAATAAACGGGCCGATAGATGATGATGAGATTGTCGGGGTAAGTTTGCTTCCAGCGCCCGCGCGGATGCTGGCAAGCATCGTCAACGCACGTGCAATATTTCTTGATCACGTATGATTTGCCGACTTGCGCCCAGTAGGCGGTCGTCGCCAGCACCGTACCGCTTTCGGTGATGCTGTTGACGCTATACAGTGGCAACGGTAGGAAGACGTGAGACTCGCCGCCCGTGGCTTTGTAGTAGGTGTGCGAGATGCTCAGCACTTGCCGCAGGTCATAGGTTGGCCCGCAAGCGGTCGCGGTAAATTCCCGCAGGAATGAAGTTGGCATATCCAACCGCACGCCCGCCAATAGCTCCATCTGATAATCGCCGCCCCCGGCATTGACCGCTATCTCAAGCTCCAGCAGTGTATCGTAATCGGTCAGGGTGTAGGTGTCACCGCCAACAATGAGCGCCAATGCTGTGACCTCAACCGTGTCCGCCGCTGACGATTGCATGATGGCAGCGCGCCCGAAAGTGTGACCAAGCAAATCTTCCATTGCCGCCGTCATGTTATCCAGTTCACGGCGCAAATCGGCGTTGGTGATATCCTCAATGTCGTCACCGTAACGGGATCTCGCCTCTGCAACCGTCACCCATTCGGGGAAGCTGGCCATAGTTTACGCCACCGCCATATCGTCAAAAAATGCCTTGCCGGTTGCCGATGTGTCACGGCTTTCCAATCTTATTCGCACCGTTCCCGCCGCTGTAGGTGTGAACGAGCAGCTTATCTGTTCCCAATTGTCGGGCGGTCCCGCCATATCATCGAATTGATCAGCAACGCCGGGGATATCCAGCGCTCGGATGATTGGATTGTCGCCGGTGTAGTTGCTGTCATAGCGTCCGTATACGGTTACAACCGTAAGCGCTGCCGCAACCGGCAGAATGATGTCATGGTAGCCAGCGCCTTCAAACACACCAGCGTTAGCGCCGGTGCGTGTTGTTGTCGTTTCCTGCGCTATGCGTCGGCGTGATTCAACAGCGCCAATGTCATCGCTTACGCGTCCCATTGGTCGCGGGTTTCCGTAAAGGTCTGTGGCGGGTGCATAGGTTGCGTTCCCTGCATCGATTGCGGGGCTTTTGAAGCCACCACCGTTATGATCCCAAATCGGCTCCAGCGCACCGTATGGCGTTGTGCCAAAAACTTTCCGCAGGATTGGTTCGACCATGAATCCAAGCAAATTCAAACTAAGCGCTGTTGAACCCGTATAAGCAATTTCGGTTTTGTGTTGGCTATCGGATGTTGTCCAAGTCCCGCCATCGGCAACAATTGACTGAAGCACTCCAGCACCAGCAATGCAACAATTCCTGATTTCTCCTGTATCGCCTGTATTCCACTGATCTGACGCAATAACTAATGTTTCCGCTAACCCGGTGCAGTTGATAAGTTCATAACCCGTAATTCCGTCTGTGCTGGCGGCAGGACCATCGAAGGTGACAACGCGTAGAAAAAAGCAATTTTCAAAACCCCAACCGCACGCAACATCACCAGCCGCCATAGCTAAATAGGCGATCTCAACAAGCCCGTTAAAAACACAATTAACGCACTTCGGTTTATTCCCGGTGATTGCGTCGGGAATATTATAATTTATTACTAGTGAGTAATTCCCGGAATCTGATACATCGTCAAAAAAACAGGTATCGAATAAAATACCCTCATAATTATTGTTTCCTGTTACCCCAGCAACTATATCGTCCCCCGATCCTGTCCCTGATCCCGTAAAAATTAGATTGTAAAATTCATTCCATTTTTTGCCATTGAGATCAAGGATCGAACCAGTTCCAGTTCCCCCACTATTTGCATCCAATGCCGTTATGACAACCAAGCCAGCATCACCAGTGATTGCGCCGTCAACATCGCCGTACCATTCTATCTCGCTTCCCAATGTACCCGAGGGGTCAATGGTCACAGTCTCCCGATACGTGCCACCGCAAATCCAAACGATATCGCCAGCCGCCACAGTGTTAGCGGCATGGTCTACCGTCAGCCATGCCGTGCCGGGCGCTGTGCCAGCGTGCCCGTCGTTCCCCGTGGCTCTAATCATATATAATGTCATGTCGTTTCGCACTCAATTGCGGGAAATTCATTGTCGGCTTGCCAGTAGTCAAAGCCGCCGGTGTCTACGTTGTAGGGTGGATACTCACCTAGTTCACCGTCAGCCTGCCAGAAGTCGAAGATGTCACGAGACGCGGCGGGCGGAGCAGGTGAGCTGCCAGACGCTTTAGATTGGCGTCCGAGTAGGTGCAGGCGATGGCTTGGAAGTCCGGTTCGTAACATGGCGGGTATGGTTTCGGCGGCGGGGGATTGCTCCGCCCGCCGCCTGAGTGTTTTTGCAGTGGGTGAAAGACTATGCGCTATTGCGCAACGTCTTCCAGAGTGACCAGGTAATCCTCGGGGCAAACCGCTGTGTCGAGGTATTCCTCGGCATAGTAGGTGGCCGTGGGATCAGGGCTGATCGGGTTGAGCGGGCGGTCGCAGCCAACGTCATAAATGCGTGCTTGCGCCCAAGGGGCGGAGCAGTACAGATTCGGTCGGAAGGTCAGCACCGCCTGCGTGCATTCGTTGTCCGTTTTCCAGTAGGCAAGGAACTTACCACCGTCAAGCGCTTTGTAATGCGCGTATCCGGCTTGTTCCTGGAATGCGGCTGCGGGTTGTGACATGTCGATGTACTGGCCCCAGAGAACCGGCACGTTGCCGATCTTTTTGGTCAGAACATAGATATCGCCGACGTGGTATGGCGCTGTTTGCGTCATTGCCTGCCAGTCGTAAGTCACAATCGGAACGGGCACACCGTCAACGGTGATCTGGCCCATGCCGTAAGTGCCGCCGTTAAGGCTGTTGCGGAAAGTGCGAGCCTCAAGCGTAGCCAGTTGGTCAAGATCGCTGTCCTTGCAGACGCTCCAGCAGGTGAAGCTGTCGAGCAAACAGTCACGCAGATACGTGGGAAGCATGATAACCTGGTCGCCCAGGCTAATGCCGCCCATGTTGGCCCATGCCGCTCGCTGGCGGATGCGCCGCACAGTGTCGATCAAGTAATCGACGAAGTTGTGCGTACCGTTCGGCTGATAGCTCATCGGTTGGTTGGCCCAGTTGATCACCTGGCTATCCATCGAGGTGCAATACTGGCCATTGTGAGCGTTGACATAACCGGTGTTCACCAGCGTTTCGAGACCGCTAAACTGGTTGGTTGTGGCAGCGTTACCGGTGACGATCATCCGTTTCAAATCTTGCTTAACGGTGACGCCTGCCAGGGTCAGCGACCACATCAGTTCATCGTTGATTTTCTGCCCGTCTTTAGTGAATACGGGATACTCGTCGCAGACTTTGCGGTTGTTCTCGGTCAGGTCACGAACTGGCCCGGCTCTTTTGAGGCGCCCCTTATCGGGAAGCAAAATCTCGCAAGTGCCAAATTCTACGCCGTTCGGGTCGTCACAAGCGCCAGCGGTGCCAGCGGATGCGCTGCCAGCGGCGGTGCCAGAGGGCCAAATGTAGGTGATCAGCTTAACGAACTGGTTGCATTCGTTGTTCGCTTGCCATCCCAACCAGTCCAGGAACGGCTCATCTTCGACACTGAGAGACAACAGGTCATTATCTCCGCAGGCCGTAAACAAGCCGCAACATCCATACATCGACCCCATGGTCGACAGGGTTAATGACGCTTCTTTGCTCATCAGGCCAGGCATGGGAGCCGAACCGGGATAATTCCCGGAAAGGGCGCCGGTAGCCTTGGCGACTTCGAGCAGACGCGTCAGGTCTAAATTGACAGTCATAATAATACTCCGGTATTGGTTGCTGTAACTACAGCGTCGATAGACTTAAGCTGCTCAGCTATAAAGCGTATTGACGCCCTGCTCCAGCATGTTTGTCGGGTTGTCGCTGTTCGCATCTGCGCTGGCTTCCTTCGTTTTGGTCGGTCTAACGATACGGCGAACGGTTGCGCGCGGTAGTTGTGCCGCCTTCTCTGCAATCCGTTGCTCCTCGATAGTGACCATACCTGCCAGGTCTGCGCCCATCTCCTTGGTCGCGGCGCGCAATCTTTCGATTTCGGCAACCAAAGGCTCGATCAGCGGGCTAATCTGTGCTACCACAGCGCCGGCAATGTCGGCGATGGCTTTTTCGTTCAACTCGAAATCAAAGGTTTCGATAGTTTCGACAACCGGCTCATCTACAACCTCGGCGTCTACTTCTTTGACTTCTGTTTGCGCTTCGTCCTCGGTCTCGGCCGCGGGTGCGTCAACGTCGGCGATCTCTGCGTCTTCTGTGCTTTCTTCGGCGTCGATTTCTTTGAATCGGACATTGGCCGCCTTTAGCTGTGTGCTGCCACTTTCCAGATTGTCCAGCACCTCGGTGGCCTCGTCCTCGCCGATGATTTCTTGCAGCTTTTGCCGCTTCTCATCATTGATCTGTTGAGACATTTCATACTCCTTGAGGGTGATGCCAGCCCACGGAAAGGCAGCTACATCGGGTGGTAAAATTGATCGCTCGACAATTGCGCCGGGTGGTGAATAGACCCCGGCAGTCGAGCGGTTTTTATACATGAATTGAATTGATAACCGAGCGTCTTTGTTTTCTTGCATCCAAGCGGTCGCATTACGCCCGGCGGCGCTATCGTCCATCAAACCGGATTCAAGTAGGAATCCTTCGTGCATGACCTGGTAGTCACAGCCGCCGACTTTGCTGCCGGGAATGTGCCAGATGCGCAGGTCACCGCGCTCGCCCGACTTCTCCGCCCGGTCCAGGGCATCGTCCAGAAATGCAGTCGATACGATCTCGCCTTCTCTGTCCTCAAAGCCGCCGGAACTGACGCCCAGCCAGCGCCGCCGCCCCTCGTCCGCTTCTTTTTCCTCCACCAGCATGATAGCGGCAAAAGTTGGGATAACGGGGATCCAAGTGTCGCGAGGTGCAAACTCAACATCTGTAACAAACTCAGTCTGCCCGTCCGCTGCTGTTTTGGTTGTGCCGGTGTAGTTGACTCGGTAGGTTCGCTTTGTTCGCTCTTCCCCGATCTCCGTTGGCCCGTCCGGTCTGGCAATGACATGATCGTCATAGACCGCCAGTGCCCACCAGCGCCCACCAGTCGCCTCATGAAACGCGGATGATACTGAATCTTCCCAATCATTCAAAGCGATTGATTTCAAGGCGTTCATCATGTGCGTGTCCTTTGATGGTGCATCGGGCTTTTTGTGTTTCGCTTCTTTGCGCACAGCAGACCAGGCGCTTTTGTGCGCTGTGCCTTCGTCGTCGCTGTCCTGAGCTTTGAATACGGACAGCCACAAATTACGAAGGCGCTTGGGTAGTTGTTGCACGGAGCGGGGTAAGGTGGAATCGTCAATGTCGGCGTATGGCATGATTATGTCAACATCCCTAGAACCAAGATATCCAGCGTAGCGCCGCCGGCTTCCTCAATGAAAATTATCGTATGCGTTTGTCGTATCGGCAACACGACCGGCCCGGTGTCGGCAATGATGCGCCCACCGATAGCCGCCGTTGGGTCAATGCCGTCCAACCTGTAGCGCACGTTCTGAGATGTGGCGTCCAGATAAACAAGCAAGCCGCCGGTTGGCACGGTGTAGGTTTGCGCAGCGGCAAGGCTGGCATAATGATGCGTCTCGATGTGGTGAAGGGATGCGTCAACGGAGCGAACGGGGTTTGATGCTGGCATAGTTGGTTATCCTGATTTAGCAATTATGTTTGGTATTATCTGCTCAATACGAGCCTTGAAATAGGCTTGTGATTCTTTGCCGGTGACTGCCTTTTCCATGAAGTGCCAACCGGGGAAGCCTGATACTTGTTTCGCAAAAATCATCTGTCCGCTTGCTGCCTTCCAGACTAGAAATTTGCCTTTCTTGGGTCTGATTGGCTGGCCTTTGATACCGTAAATTCCGGTACCGTGCTCGACATAAATCGCATAAGGGATGTTCTTGCCGGTTCCTACTTCAATCGAGTAGGTGTTTCCTTTCTGCTCAACTGGTCCTTTCGTGATGCTGCGACCAAGATTTCTAGTCCTCTTGTAAGTGCTACCTGCTGGCGCTGGTGGATAGGTCGCGGCTTGGGTGACGACATATTTGCCGGTCTCATTTAGCGCTGCATGAATTTCAGTGCGGATAGCTGATTTTAGGTTCAAATAAGCGGGCATCGTCATCCTCTGATTCTTTTGACGCTTGACGCTTGGCGTTCGTTCGCAATTATGCACCCGGCTCTTTAGGTTCCCTAAAAATCCCGACCGCTTGTTCTAGTTCTATTGGATCGGCAACCTGGTGACAACGACAATTTACATGCGCAGGCAACATGACCTGAGCGCCCGTTTCGGGATGGATGAAAATACCAGTTGCAACGCTGCCTCTGGCACCCAAGCCGCCGTTAGCTGCTCCCAATGGCTGACAAATTTCACAAACCAAAGCGTCCTCCGACGTTTTCCACCTTGCGAACTGGCTCCCCGATGCTTTCAGGCTGGCCCAACGTGCATCGGCATAGACCCGCGTCACCTCAGTGACCGCTATCGTTTCGGCTCTGTCTTTGATGAACGGGTAGGGATTGTCAGGAACGATCTTGCGAATACGCTCAACCAGTTCGGTGAACTCCTCGTCTCCATCGATCCAGCGCCCGAGTGCCTCGCCTAATTGCTTCTTCGTGCTGTCGTTAATCTGTGTGACCAGATCATAGGTATATTCACGCGCCAGCTTTGACGCTTCGGCGTTATGCACATCCCATGCTACTTTTAGCCCAAGCTCAAGCGCTTCGTCTGTGGCTGATTCCAGTGCTTCCGTTAGTGCCTCTTGCAACGCTGGTGCAACAGACGCCCGTAACGCATTCTCTTCGAATACCCAATCAACCGCGATGTCACGACCAGCGCTTAACGCCCGCCCCTCGACCGCTGCCGTTTGCTCTGCCAGTAAGGCGTAACGCTCTTTTTTTAATTGCTTGCGGATACGCCCTAATTGCTTGCGGAAAGCCTCATAGAACGCCAGTGCGATAGCCCGCTCTGCTCGCCGCCGTTCTTTGTCCAGCGGGTCGTTGTCACCCGTGTATTCTTTTAGCGACCGACGAAAGGGTCGGAGGCGTCGACCTCATCGACGGCGCCAGACACAAAAGCGGGACGTGGCAGCGGCATGGTGTATTGCTTGCGACCACTCCACACCGTGTTGATATCCCCGACGCTGTTGATAGAAACGAGATCCTCGCCAGCTTGCAGCCCGGCCCGTGCCACCAGTGTCGAGATCGCTTTTTCCTCGATGCTATGCACAACCACGTCTGACGTGGGGCTGAGCCAGTCGGGTAACGTGCCATCCTCGACCAACATGCGCCGCGCTTCTTCGGTCGTGATGATGCCCTCTGCACCCATGACCGGCTCCCACAGCTTGCGCACGTTCTCGAATGCCTGTTGTTGCACCTGGTAGCGGAGTAGGTCATCCTGGCTGTCCTGGTGGTCGAAGATGAAGTCGAGACCGTTGGGCAGGATATCCCAATTGATCACCCGCTCAATACTCGACATCATGCGCCCGAAACCTTTCCCCTTGGCCTTTTGATGCTGAATTTCTGCCTCTGCCATCGTTGCGCCGGTCTGCGATGCTGGCCACAGTTCCCGCACATCCAGCCCGAAATCAAGGGCCAGAGTGTAAACATAGATACGGATCGCCTCCGTTTTGTCGAAGTGGTCGGGCATTGTGGAGAATGGCGTCAGGTTTACGCCGATAGGCGTCATGGGATTCGCTTGCGCTGCCAGCCACAGAACGCCCTTAAATGTGAGCTGGTCGCGGCTTGAGCGCTTCGCTTCGTACAGGTCGAATGCTTTGTTGACGTCATCCATCGTCATGCCGGTGATGCTGGCGATGCCCTGCGGCGGTAGGTCTGCCAATTGCTCATCCTCGTATTGATACAATGCCAGCAGGATTTTGGCCGCCTTGTATGCACGGCTAACGGCGCTCGGCTAACGGCGCTGAATCCCAAGCCGAAACGATTCTCCTCCGGGCTGGGCATGTCGATTACACGGAAAAAGTCGTCAGGTTCAAGGGGGATGCCTTGACTGTTGCCCACCCGCGGATAGTAGCGGATCGGTACTTCGGTGTTGCCAGTCAAGCGCAGGGCTGCAGCGTCCAGATTGTACAGGCCAGTCACCGGTCCCCGCTCGCCATCTCTGCCAAGTTCACTAACGCCGCCCATATCGGTGACAACGTAATCCTGCACCAAGCGATCCAGCCAATAGCTCCAGCCTTCGCCATCTTCGGCCTCTGCCAACACTTCCTGGCATTGACGCACCCGCGTGCGTCCGCCTGAAATCTGCCAATCCAGCGCCGTTGCCTTCGACGACATCGTAGCCACAGCGCCCGCTAGAATCGGCTCAAGTTTCGCAAAGTCCCGCAATTCCTGATCACGCGCCTGTTCGCCTGTGTGCGAGGCTGGCGGCTGGTTGTATCTGCCATGAAATAGAATCCTTAGTTGGGCTTTGAATCGGTCCCGCTATGCTGCCCAAGTCGCATAAACGCGGGACCGATTCAGGAAGGAGAAAGTGGATCAACGTGAAGTATCACGTCACTGATTTTGACGCTTGACGGCGGGCGTTCGTTCGCTAACGCATGATAGCAGCAGCCCCGGCAACCGCTTGCATACTGGCAATTGTACTGTAGTTTTCTGCATGGGCGTAATGGTCTGCCGAGACCTCAACATAAACCGCTACGTCTGTCCCGTCCGGTTGCTTGCGCTGCGTGCGTACAGGAGCCTTTAGTTGCTCAGCGTAATTCTGCACTGATTCAATGTGTGCGGGCAATATGTTTTTGCCTTCCATAAAACGGCTCATGGTTTCGTCAAGCGTGCGCGTGCGGTCTGCTGTAACCACGAACGCGCTCCAATCCCAGACGGCGGGATCCGCTTGCTTGCTGCCACGCGCGCCTTGGTGATAATAGCAAAGCCAGACGATACCGCCGGGTAGCGATTCCTGAAACTTGCGCGCTTCCCTCGTTTCCGGCAAGGCATCGACCACGCATAGGCTCACGCCGTACTGCCGCACCAGCTGCCCGGCGTCCTCGAATGTCATCACCTCCCCCGCGTACAATTGGCGACGCTCGCCAGTGTGCAGATCGGGCTTTGAGCGAATGACCACGTTTAGCACACGCCCGACATCCATGCCCATGACGATGCCAGCCAGGCCGGGCGCTGGCCCGTGGGCGTAGGGGCGCTGACAGGCTACCAGAACGTCGTCAGTGATGCCCGCACCACGAGGGCGATATGGTAGGGCTAAGTCCTGATTGAATGCCTCCTGGCGCTTGCTCTCGTCCGTTGTCTGCAGCGCCTTCACAACCGCCAGCGGTTCGGTTTGCGCCGTGGCAAGTTTATTGAATGAATAGCCGGCAATGTCCCGGTCCGGATAACTGGCCACCCACTCGCCATCGGCCAACCGATCCAGTTCCGCCCCACACTTGCCGCAAGCACACCAGGCCCGCCCCTCATCTTGCCCGTGCCATGCGACCGGGCGCTCAAGTTCGTCGGATTCAGTGACGACGTGATCGATGGTAAGATGCTGGCGATGGCCGCAGGCGCCGCAGGCGATGAACCAAAGACGCTGATCACTAAGCATCCATTTGTTGTGTATTCCCATGCCGGGATATGTCGGCGTGCTCACCCATAGCTGTTCCTTGTGCATCGAGTGCCCAAGGGCATTTCGTCAAATTCATCGTAGACAACCAGATCGGCGGGAACCGCTTTGAGTTGCGACACGCCGCGCCGCTCGCCTGCCGTATTGCCGCCATGCACCTGTGCGCCACGTAGAATCAAATGCTGGTTGCGTATCTGTTTCAGTCGCACCCGGTCCACGTTCTGCACGATATCGGCTAGATAATCGCTGGCCGCCAGCGCCGGATTGATACGCATCTGCGAGAAATCGGATATATCGCCGATAGTGGGCAGCAGGTAGAGCACATCCATTTCCCGCTGGTCGCAAGCGTGCAGGGCGTATGATATGCAATATTCAGACGCCCCGCCCTGTCCCGATTTCATGATCACCCGTTCCTGGTTGCCGTCCTCGTAGATGCCTCTCAGATAGCGGTGATGGTCGAGGTCGAAGGCTGTGTTTGGATTCAGGTATGCGCGATGTCGTTGCGTCCAGGGGAGGAGGGCGACAATCTCTTTTTTCGTTAGTCGCTTACGAATCCGCTTCGACTTGTATGCTAGCAGCGCCTCAGGTTCCAGTGACGCTAGCATAACTTTCGCCACCTATCAAGCGGTCAATCTGTGCATCGGATAATTTATCAAGGTCGGATTCTGTCACCGTGACATGGTGTTCCTGTTTTGTTGGTGCATCCAGCCCCAGGAACTTCGCCCGCCGATCCATGATGCGCAGCACACGGTCCACAGCGCCCTGATTCCCCTTGCGCGCTTGTGGCCAGAGCGCAATCAACATGGCGTCCAGGCGTTCCAATTCAAGGCGTCGCACTTCAAGCGCTTCTTCGCTGATCTTCTCGTTTAATTTCTTCAGTGAGCGCATGACAGCACGGTAAGCGCCGGAAGCTGTCATACCCAACTGGTCGCCTATCACCTGATAGCCCGCACCAGCCTTACGCAACTCAAGCGCTTTGTACTCGCGCTCTTTTGCCGTCATGCGTCGCTGACTGGTTTTGCTTTCCGGCTGACTCATTTTTGCCGCCGTATGCGTTGATTATTCTCGTGTCTAGCCATCGGACGGCTCCGGGATGAGGTGCGGGGTATTGTCTGGTATCATGTCGAGAATGTACGTTCTGATATGCCGGGCGATTGCCTCCATGAAAAGAGGCGGGACGCTGTTGCCGATGCGTTCCCATTGTTGAGTATAATTTCCAATCAAATCAAACTTGGTTGGGAATGCACTCAATTGTTTAGCCTCCCCAATTGACAATCCTCTGTCCTCTTTAGGATGTATCATTTTCGGTGCGCCAAAACATGCCGTCTTCACTAATGTTGGACTGGTCTCACTTGCTGATAGTCTCTGGTTTCCGTGTCCATAACTGCCTGTCAAATCAGATATAGATTGCCCTGGTTTTAATTGTTTTGATAAGTCACCAAATTTTCCATTTAACTTTGGTGCTAAAACGCCATGATGAATAGGATGATTCTTGCACATAATTGCGTTTCTCACAGTGATATTCCCACACTCCGCCCCCGGATGCGTCGGCGCAATCCCCAAATCATCACGAACGCCGATGAAGATAACACGCTGTCGAGATTGCGGGACTCGAAAATACATAGCATTCAGCAGCCTTGCCGATACTTGATAACCGCTTGCCTTTAACTCTCGCAGGATGTCGGCAAATACCAGCTTCATCTTGCCTTTCACCATGCCACTAACGTTCTCCATTACAAATACCTTTGGCCTCAGACCTCGCAGCAAGCGCACGAACTCACGAAAAAGCTGATTGCGAGAATCATCCATTACACGTTTGCCAGCAGTCGAAAACCCTTGGCATGGCGGTGAGCCGTCTAAGATATCAAGCTCGCCAGCTTTCACGTCTGCCAAGCGCAAGCATTCAGCCACGCTCAGCTTTGCAATGTCGCCATGATAGACCGGCACGTCTGGAAAGTTTAGCTTGAATGTCTGCACGGCGTTGTCATCCCACTCGACTGCAAGCAACTCACGGAAGCCAGCCATCGAATAGCCAAGCGATGAACCGCCACCACCCGCAAACGTGCTGATAACAGTGGGCGCATCGTCAGCCCGTGGCGCGAGGTGCAATTGCCACATCTCATCCAACAGAGCGGGATAGTCGTCTACTTTGGGAAGGAATGACCGCATGATGGGCACTCGATGAACTCCACGTCATCTGCTATTGATTCATCGTATTCTTTGAACTCTGGCGCTTCCAGCTCCCGCAACAGCGCGTCCAGATCATCGCCGTCAACCGTGACCGGTAGCTCGTCATCCTCTGCCAGCGATTGCAGAAGGTCAATGTAAGCGTCGCCGTCCCATAAACGAGCAACGTCCCATGGCATGAAATCAGAGCCCGACAACGTGAGATTATTGTGGTCGACGGCCAGCGATTCAGCAGCCGCCACGCTATCAGCATCGACACCAACCTTCACCGGCATCAGCCAAGCGCCGTCTTTGTCCAGTCCTATGCCCCGTGGCGGGTCGCCGCCCTCTTGCATCATCAAAGCAAGCGCCGTTGTGCGTCCGTTGCCATACACAAAAGCGCCAAGCGTGGCGTCTAGTTTCGGCGGGTCTACGAAGCCGTGACGCTTGATGCTTTCCACCAGCGCGCCGATGTCGTGCTGCTTCGGGTTCCTGTCCCATAGCACGGCATCAGTAACCGGCATGTATTTTATCTCAATTCTGTCGTCGCTCATTCCGCCCGTCCCGGCAAGCTCTTCGCCCAAGACATCATATCATCCAACGCCGCCACCACGTCAACGGCTCCGCTATCCAGTGGCAGTTTGGCCGCTTGCATCCGCACAGCCCAGAGCGCCTTGCTCCAGGTGGCGGGGTCAGCGGTGATTGTGATTGTGTCCGATGTTGTCATGATAGTGTCACGCAGTCGGCATGATAGCCGCTGTCGGGGATGGTGGTAGACTGCACGAGGTTATTCAGGCGGCGTTTCGCCCGAAAGAAAATGCCACGGGCGGATGATGCGGAAGTGAGGTTGAGTAGATCGGCGATATCTTGATACCTGTATCCAGATAGACGCAGGGACAGCAGATATTGTTCTCTCTCTGGTAGATCAGCGTGTTCAACGACGGCCCGCAAGCGCTCGATTAAGTCCTGTTGTGCCAGCCAGTCATCATCAAAATTCTGCTCAATCAAATCGCCGTTGCAATCGGGCAGGTCGTCAAGGTCGAAGTCGATATCCATGTCGCTGATAACGGGGCGTCGTGACCAGTAGCGGTAGTGGTCTGTCAAGCAATTGGCGATGATGGTGCGCAGCCAGGTGCGGGGGTAGTTGATCATTCTGTCCGGGTATTTCTGGCGGTAAGCGCATATTTTGACGAAGGCGTCAGCAAGGATGTCCTCTGCGTCAGATGGGCATTTGACACGGGACTGCAACCAGCGCAGTTCGGTGGCGTAGTAAAGCTGATATAATTCGTCGACGTCGGCGCTCATAAATAGCGATAGTAGTTACTCTCCACGTTTATTATGTCAAAACGTCAGTGCTGTGTCAAGTCAGGTTTATCATTCCCCGCCCGCCTCATAAAACACCTGATTCAGCCCTTGCGCTTCCATGTATAGACGCCGCAGTCGCTTCGATGCGTAGACGTGAAACAGGAACGTCGCCAGGATACCGATGAGCAAGCCGAGAATGAATAGTAACATTAGGATAATTCCTCCACTTCTTCAATGATAATCTCCACCTGGTTCATATCGCCCAGGCGCGGGATTGTGGTTATTTTGACTACATAGCGCAGATCGTCGTCATGAATAGCCCAGCCGATTAGCCCGTCCGTGTATAGCTTAGCCATCATATTGCACGAATCCACGGGATGATCTTTGTAGGTGGCGATCATTGTGATTGCGACTGGCTTGTCAAACGGCTGGATGTCCGGGTCAATCTGCGACCTTACCAGCAGATGCTTTTCTGCGGCGATGGCATTGCGGGCGCTCCAATGCCTGCCAGCGTAATCACCGTTCCAAGATGGCATCCGCTCGTTTTCGATAATGATCTTCATGCGTCCAACACCTCTCTGATAGCCGTCAGCTTGTCCTCCAAATTTGAAATGCGCTGCCACTGGCGTCCATGCTGGCGGTTCGTGAGATCTACCGTTTCCTGCCACAGATTCAGCAGTTCCTTTCGTGCGGCGTCGGCGTCTTTGACCGTGAGGTCAATTAGCTGAATCGTCTGCACTTCCAGCAGGATGTCGTTAAGCGTTCGGGTGGTCATGCGTTCTGTTCCTCCATTTTTTCAGGAATAGGAAGAAAAACTAAATCGTCTAGCTGGAAAAGATTCTTTTTCGCATCACTTGGTTCTGCCCCGCAACCAGGGCACCAATGCAAACCCGCCAGATTGATATAAATACACGCCCCACAATGATTACAGCGAAAACCTGTTAGGCGTCCGACGTGCATTTCGTCAGTTCGTGTAGCTGCGTTCATATTAAAACTCCTATCAAAAATCTCAGGACGGCGGGCTGAGGCGAGTGCGTTGGGCGCTTCTGAAGCCGCTGCAATGTCGCTGACACCTTAGGGCAGGCGCTTGTCAAAGCCCTTTCGGCTCCGCTTCCGCGAGACATACCGGGCGACACGCCATGAGAGCGTTTGTGCCGGCTCGCCCGCCGCCCTGAGCGGGGATTGTTTAGTCGTCGCTATCCAATTCCATGAGCGCAAAGACGCTTGCGCCAGCCTGCGAGAATTGCGGTTGGTAGTTGAGCACTTCTTTGCCGTCCTCTGCGGTGTACGGGTCCGACTCAACCAGCAACCACTTCGTCCAGA